AGAACCTGGCGACAAAATAATTTATTCTGTTATGTCTATTACTGTATTATTGGATGAAGAATTGAAAGCTTGGAAAGAAGTTTTTGATTGGATTAATGGATTAGGATTTCCAGAAAGTTATCAACAATATAGAAAATTTGCAGCTAGTGCTAAAATGTTGACTACTACAGAAAGTTTTTCAGATGCAATTCTTTCGTTATATAACAATCAACAGAAAGCATTTGCAAGATTACATTTTAATGACCTATTTCCAATTGCATTAGGAGATATTCCACTGTCAACTGTAGAAAGTAGTGATGACTTTCCAGTAGTAACTATGGATTTCCAGTATAGAAGTTATGGAGTAGAACTAATTACGTGAGAATACTATATGATTAATATTAAAGACTTGATTGAAGAATGTAAAACTGATATACAAATAGATTTTCTTTCATTAGAAAATGAAATGACCAAAAATCCAAATTTAATTGGTAAGTGGTTACAGTATCATCAAATACTCAGATCTAAATTAACTTTAGTTGAAACCGAACATAAAAAGTTGGTTGCACTAAAGACAAGATATTATATGGGGAAAATGGATGATGAAGAAAGAGAAAAACTTGGTTGGCCTTTAGAGGGTACTAGAGTACTCAAAGGAGATCTATCAATGTGGATGGATGCTGATGATGAAGTTATCGTATCAAAACAAAAATATGAAATGCAGCAACAAATGGTAGAATTTGTAGTAAAAACCATAGATAATATATCCGAAAAAAAGTGGACTGTTAAGAATTATATAGATTGGAAAAAGTGGACTGAAGGTGGTTAATACTGTAATTGTTACTAAATTAAATGAAGTATATGCAGAAGTAGATAGTGATGAGTTTTTTATTTTAAAAGAACTTGTAGAGTATTTTACTTTCAAAGTGCCAGGCGCAGAATTCATGCCATCATTTAGAAATAAATTTTGGGATGGTAAAATTCGTTTGTTAAATCCCAACACTAGAAAAATATATTGTGGGTTGATAGAAACTATAGTAAGGTTTTGTGAAAAAAATGATTATATATTTGAACTTAGAACTAGTGACACAGAAAAGAAAGAATTTAAAAAGACTGATTTAAAATCTTTAATAGAGTTCGTAGATCCATATTCACAAGGTAAAAAAATTGAATACAGAGATTATCAACTTGATGCAATAAATCATTCTATAAACAATGATAGAGCTCTTTTAATATCACCAACAGCCTCTGGTAAATCACTAATAATCTATACACTTTTAAGATTTTATAATATGCATCCAAGTTTAAAGAGTAAAAAGATGTTAGTTATTGTACCCACAACATCTCTTGTTACTCAAATGTATGGAGATTTCAAAGATTATGGCTGGGATGTAGAAAATCGTTGTCATATGATTTATCAAGGTGAAAATAAATATACAGATAAAAAAGTAGTAATATCTACATGGCAATCTATATACAAAATGGGTAGAGAATATTTCGATCAGTTTGGTGTAGTTGTTGGAGATGAGTGTCATTTATTTAAGGCAAATTCCTTAACAAAGATAATGGAAAATTTAGTCAATTGCAAATATAGATTTGGTACTACTGGTACTTTAGATGGCACTAAGACTCACAAATTGGTGTTAAATGGTTTATTTGGTGATGTCAAAGTAGTTACTTCTACTAGAAAACTCATTGACAGTAAAACTCTTGCAGATTTTAAAATAAAATGTTTGGTATTCAAATATCCAGATGAAATGAGAAAAGAAAATAAAGGACGTAAGTATAAAGAAGAAATTGATTTTATAATTTCTAACGAAAAACGAAATAAGTATGTTGCTAATCTAACTCATTCCTTATCAGGTAATACTTTACTTTTATACAATTATGTTGATTTGCATGGAAGGCCTTTGCATAAATTGATATCTGATAAAATAGAACAAAGTTTGGATAAAGAAAGGCCTTGTTTCTTTGTTGCAGCTGAGACAAAGGCGGAAGTAAGAGAAGAAATTCGTAGTATAACAGAAAAATCTAAAAATGCAGTTATAGTTGCGTCATATGGTACATTTAGTACTGGAGTAAATATTAGAAATCTACATAACATTATTTTTGCATCACCTTCTAAAAGTAGAATTCGTAATTTGCAGTCTATTGGTAGAGGCCTAAGAAAAGGTGACAATAAAGAACAGGCTGTATTAATTGATATAGTAGATGATTTAAAATATAAAACATACGTTAACTTTGCGTTGAGACACTTTATAGAACGCATAAATATATACAACGATGAAAAGTTTGATTTTCAAGTTTATGATATAGATTTGTATACCAAGGAGAAGTAGTTATGACAGATACGGATATAAAAGAATATTGTATTATTAAATTGTTGAATGGAGAAGATATTATATCTCAAGTATCTGGCCTCAAACAACTTGAAAATAATATTGTTTATTTAACATGTCCATATAGTGTAAAAACTTTTGCTATGGATCAAAAAGGTTTTCAACAGGTTGCTATTGCAAAATGGAATCCGTATACTACTGACGAAAGAATCGCTCTTAGTTTGGATAACGTCTTGACAATTTCTAATTGCAAGGACGATTTATTGGACTATTATCTTCAAACAAGTGTACGTGAAATGGATGATGACGAACCTTTGGAAGAAATAAATATCCAACAGGCAACAGGTAATGAAGAAGGAATCTTTGACGACATCATTGAGCTTCTAAGAAGTAAAAGAAATACTACAATACATTAATTACTAATATCCTTATATTGTATGGTCACTGACCAGTATAACCTATGTCAACCCTTTTGTCAACTCTCTTTTAAAAAAAGTTTGGTCTTGACACAATTCAATTTTTATGTTATTATTATATTAATTTCGAGGTGAATATATGAAAAAGAAAATTAAACAACACTACGTAGATAATAAAAAGTTACTTGGTGAGATGGTAGTATTCAGAGAATCGGTACATCATGCCAGAGCTAAAGAGTTAGAAAGACCACCAGTATCAGAGTATATCGGTGAATGCATTATGAAAATTGCAGAACATTTGTCTTATAGGCCTAACTTTATCAACTACACATATAAAGAAGATATGATATGTGATGGTATCGAAAACTGTCTATTGTATATTGATAATTTTGATCCAGAAAAATCTAAGAATCCGTTTGCATATTTTACACAAATTATATACTATGCATTTATACGTAGAATTCAAAAAGAAAAGAAACAAATGTACGTAAAGTACAAATCACTAGAACAATCAGATCTAGTGGATGAAATAATGCAATCAAGTGATGGTAGTAAAGTTAAAAATACTTACTTTGAATTTATCCAAACAAATATGGGTGAATTCTTGGCTGATTTCGAAGAAACTCAGAGAAAAAACAAGAAAAAACGTGGTAAAAAGTCTGAAGTAGAAGCGGAAGAAGTGAGTAAAAAATAATGAAAATTGCGTTGATTACCGATACTCACTTCGGAGCTCGAGGTGACTCTTTGGTATTTCATAATTATTTTATGAAATTTTATAATGAAGTATTTTTTCCTTATCTAGAAAAAAATAATATCAGTAATATCATTCACCTTGGAGATGTTACTGATAGAAGAAAGTTCATTAACTATAACACTTTAGATGGATTGAGAACTAGCTTTATAGATAGACTTAAAAAATATAACACTCACTTCATTGTTGGTAATCACGATGTTTACTATAAAAACACGAATCGTATTAATTCTATGGAGCAACTGTTTGGTGATGGTTTTAATGTATGGACAGAAACTGCTACTATTAAGATTGGTGACACTGATATTTGTTTAGTTCCTTGGATTAATTCTGAAAATCAAAAACAAACAGTTAAACACATCAAAAAAACAAAAGCTAAGATTGCACTTGGTCATTTAGAATTAAATGGATTTGAAATGATTCGTGGCATCAAGTGTGAATCTGGTATGGATATCGGAATATTTAAAAAGTTTGATTTAACTTGCTCTGGTCACTTTCATACAAAGTCTAGTCAAGGTAATATTCATTACTTAGGTTCTCCATATGAATTTTTCTGGAATGATTGTGACGATTCAAAGGGATTTCATATTTTAGATACGGATAAAATAGGTGAAGTTGGAGAATTAGATTTTATTGTAAATCCATTTAATATATTTAAAAAAATATGGTATGACGATTCTCCTGATGCAAACATGGCCCCACTAGTAGATATCAATGATATGTATATAAAGGTCATAGTCAAAAATAAAACAGACCAATATAGATTTGATTCTTATATAGATGATTTGTATAAGTTAGGTGTCGCAGATTTATCAATTGTAGATGAAGATGATGATTTTGACTATGAAGAATTAGATAAACCAGATCAGGCTGAAGATACTCTTGCATTATTATCAAAATATATAGATAATTATGAAGTTGATATTGACAAAAACGAATTAAAGACTATAAT